TTTCGGTCGCTTGGGCAGTCAGGAGCTGCCGGTTGGCGTCAGCGTTGCCTATGGCTCGTTGGGCATGCTGTCGGGCGGCGTCGGCGTGCCGGTGTTTGACACTGCGATCTCCAATCTCGGCGAACGCATTTTCGAATATGTGGCGATGCCGTTCACCGACTCGACGTCGCTGCTGGCGTGGGAGACCGAGTACGGCTTCAGCGACACCGGGCGCTGGGGCTGGATGCGGCAATTGTTCGGTCACATCTTCTCGGCCAAGCGCGCCGACTACGCCTCCATGATCCTGTTCGGCGAGACCCGAAACCAAGCCGTCACCTCGATCATGGGCGTCGAGCTGGCATCCCCCACGCCGGTCTATGAATGGGTCGCGGCCTACACCGCGAAGGCGCAGCGCGCCCTGATCAACGATCCGGCGCGAACGCTTGAACTAACCGGCGTGCTGCCCGCACCGCTGCACGAGCGCTTCAACCGGCCGGAACTGAATACGATGGCTGGCTCCGGAATCGCGACGCAGGAGACCGACGCCAACAGCGTGCCGATGATCCTGCGGGAGACCACGACCTATCAGCTCAATCTGTATGGTCAGGGTGATGATGCCTATGAGCTGGTGACCACGCTGGCGACGCTGGCGCGGTTGCTGCGCAATCAGAAACAGGCGATCACGTCGGCCTTCCCGCGCCATAAGCTGGCGGATGACGGCACGCGCTTTGGTCCCGGTCAGGCCATCGTCACGCCGAGCCTGATCAAGGCGGAGCTGGTCAGCGAATATCGGATCGATATGTTCAACGGCCTCGTCGAGAACATCGCCGCCTTCAAGGCCAATCTGCTGGTCGAGCGCGACCCGAACAATCCGAACCGCGTCAACGTGCTGTATCCGCCGGACCTGATCAACCAGCTCCGCGTCTTCGCTGTGCTGGCGCAATTCCGGTTGCAATTCGACCGGGGTCTGGATTCCGGAATCATCGGCGGCGGCACGCAGCTCGCGGCGGGCGGCGGGGCCTAAGCGCCATCGGCACGAGCCTCAACAATCGCTTGAGGCTCTCTCTTCCCCCTTCAAAAATCCACATCAGGAGTAAATCGAGATGGCCCAGAAATTTGCTGGCATTGCATTTCTACAGGTGGGCGGCAATCAGCTTCGCTTGCGCGGCAACTTCACCGTCTCGCCGTCGCCGGTCGAGCGCACCATGATCGCCGGTCAGGATGGCGTGCATGGCTATCAGGAGCTGCCGCGCGTCCCGTTCATCGAAGGCGATATTTCGACCACGCCGGACATGATGCTCGAAAGTCTCGACGGCATGACCGACGTCAACGTGGTGGCGCAGCTCGCCAACGGCTTCACGTATTCGCTGATCAGCGCGACGTGCAAGGCGGGGCTTGAAGCCAATACCCGCGACGGTCAGGTCCGCGTCCGCTGGGAAGGCATCTGGTGCGAGGAAATTCCCGGCGGCGGCCCGCCGACCATCACAGAGCAGAGCAACGTCGGCACCGCTGGCGTCAACCTTTAGGAAATAGAGGGTGATCAATGAATAAGCCGAACAAGCGTGAAGGCTTCGTCAGCAATTCCGAACCTCTCGATGAAGAAACGACTGACGGCCCGGTGATCGACCACGCGCCGCCAGCGCCAGCGGAGCCCGAAGGCGACGTCTGGCCGGTCAAGGTCAAGCTGCTGCACAAGAAGATACGTGGCCCGAAGGGCGTCGAGCTGGTCAACGAGCTGGTCTTTCGCGAGCCGACCGGCGGCGACATCAACCGCTATGGCAACCCGTGCCACGTCGATCAGAACGGCGACGTCATCATTCTCGACCGCAAGATGCTGACGATGATGGCGGTGCTGTCCGGCGTGCTGCAGCCATTTCTGGAGTCGATGGACCCGCGCGACTACAATTCCTGTGCCTACAGGCTGCGTGGTTTTTTTATTCCAGATCCGGCGGCTTGGTAGGCGACGAGCCGGTGCTCGATTGCTACCGGCTGGCTCGCTTCTACCACGTCTCGCCAACCGTCTTCCTTGAGATGGGCATGACCGAGGTCCGTGTCCATCTGGAGCGGACCATCGATCTCGCACACATCATCAACCGGGAAAACTCGGACAGCGATGGCTGATTTTGAAGAACTAAAACTGACCGTCTCCCTCGTCGATGATGCATCGACGGGGCTTGCCAGTCTGCGCACTCAGGTCACGCAACTGGCTCAAGCTGCGGACGTGGTGGGAGGCGCGTTCGCCAGAATGTCTTCTGGCGTGCAGCAGGCGGGCCAAGTGCAGCGGCAAGCGACGCCGCACATCATCAGCCAAGAGAGGGCGCTGAATGAGCTGGCCCGCTCGGCCGAGGAAACGTCGCGCGGCATCCTGCAAATGGGCTTGGCGGCGCGGCGCGGTGCGGAGGCATTCCCGGAGCTGGCGCTCGCTACGCGCGAGGCATGGACAGGCCTGAAGGGCGTCAACGCAGGAATGGCCGAGCTGGGCGCAGCATCGCGGCTGATGGTCGTCGGTCTTGGTGCCGTCGCCATTGGCATCGGCGCTGTCGGGGCCGCCGTCGCTGCCTACGGCATTTCGGTGTTCAAGTTTTCGCGGGAGATGTACACGCTCAGTCAAACCGCGAAGTCGCTGGGGATGACCTTCGGTCAACTCAAGAACATCACCGAACAGAACGAGGCATTCGGCGTCTCTGTTGACACCACTATTGGGCAGCTTGGCAGGATGCAGGGAGCTTTGGCTGATCTCTCTGTAAGCGGCTCGAAGCTGCGGCAGCAAATGATCGGGATGGGAGTCCCGCCCCAGCGTATCGATGAGATTGTGCGCGAGACGGACGCAGTCGAGCGCGCGAACAAGATTCGCTCGGACCAAATCAAAATTACTGAAGATCTGCAGAAGCGGATGGGAAAGGAAGCTGCGACCGAGTGGGGCAAGCGATATGCGGGGATGTGGGGGGCCGATCCCACCGCTCCGACTCGTCCGCCACTTGAACACCAGACCAAAGAAGAGGAGGAGGCAAGCGCGAGGATCGCGAAGCAGAGCGAAGAAATAGCCACGCAGTGGGCCAAGATTTACAAGATCGTCAGCGACATCAAGACGGAATTTCTGGCGTGGGGCCTGCCCGGCGTTTTGAGTACGCTGAAGCAAATCGTTGATTTGTGGACGACATGGCAGGGGGTGAAAAAGAAGGCCGAAGAAGGTGGCACCACGAGCTATTTGGGCGGTGCGGTCAAGATTGATAAAAACTCAGAATTTAAGCAGTGGGTCGATCAGTCTGGCTGGGCCGCCAAGCTCAAGAGTTGGGGCGTTCTGGGAGACAACTACCACATCGGCGCACCCGATGAAGCTGCGCCGCAAGGAACGCCTGAACCAGCAAACGAGAATCTGCCGCCATCGCAGCAGCGTGGCCCGCGCCGTCCGGCTGAAAGTTTGGCAATGGGCTACTCGCCCGTCGCATTCCGGGAGGGTTTCAGCGGCGGCGGCGGTAGTAGCAGCGAGGGCCGCGCGCGGGGCATCATCAAGGGCGGCGTCTACGATGCGCTGATTGAATTCTACAGCTTTCTGCAGACGGGTCGTGCTGGCAGCGGTGGCGGCGTCCAGAATGCGAACTTCGGCGGCAGCGCGGGCGCGGCCGGTGAGCGCGCTCCCGGCGCGGCAGGCTTCGGAGGTGGCGGCTACAAAAATCTCGGCAGCGGCAGCGTCATCCCGAGCGATCAGGAGATGGATGCGAAGGACAAGGCGTGGCTCGGCGGCGGGCGTGTCGGCGGGCAACCTCACGGCAGTCACGTCGGCGCGGGGGCAGGAGATGGCGCGGGCGAGTCGCCAGCAGGGGGCGCTGGCGGCGGCGACCACAGCAAGGTCGGCAACGAATTCCTCGCATCGCAGCGCGCCCGGTTAAAGAAAGAACTGGACAATGATCCAGAGCTGAAGCGACGCGCCGCCGCAATCATCCAGAGAGAAAATCCCGGTGCTGGCACAGCCGTCATCGAGAGCGCGATGAACCGCGCCGCGATGACTGGCCGTTCGTTGCGAAGCATCCTGTCGGGCGGTCCCAAAAGTTTCTACGGACCGGCGCGCGTGCCGGGGATGATTGAAGGAACGATGCATTCGATGTCGGCCAAGGATCTAGCGGCCCGCTACCGGCAGATCGACGAGGCGACGGCCGGGAGCAATGTCGTCAAGGGCTACACCGATCAGGGCAGCGCGGGTGATCCAAACTTTGTGAAGGGCGGCACTGGCATCAACATGAGAGGTGGCCGCGTGGTGCCTCCGGGTACGCCGGGTGCCGAACGGTTCAACGACTGGGGTGTCGCCGGTTCAAGACGTTGGCGTGAAGCGCAACAGGCACAGGTCAATAAGTCCGCTGTCGCCGCAGCGGAGACGACAAAGGCGTCGGAAGAGGTGAAAGCATCTGCGACCGTACCGGGCGCTGGCGCTGGTGGTGGCCCCGGTCCGGTGTCGGAACGCTACAGCACGCGGGCGCTCAACGGATTCGATGAAACTGATGGCGGTCAGGGTGGCTCTGACGCTTCAGGCGCTGCGCGACCGAAGCGGATCATTATCACCCGCCAGCCGCACGCAAGCCTCGACCGAGGGGCGCTTGATCTCGACCGTGGCGCTGTCGATAGACAGAACGGCTCGACCATCAACTCGACCGGCAAACTCAGTGTCGATGTGAAGGCCCCCGCTGGCACCAAGGTCGCATACAACGGCAACAATCTGCTCAAGAACAC